CTGAATGGATAGATTATGCTAAAACAGGTAATGGTAGTTATGATGTTAGTAAAATGTTAAACACTGTTGATGAAAATGAAAAGCTAATAGGAAAAATTTTCGTATCGGGTCAAAATAGAGATATGTGGTTTTTAACAGAAGATGGATTATATGAAGTATTAATGCAAAGTACAAAACCTATTGCAAAAGAATTTAAGAAACAAGTTAAAGAAATCCTTAAATCAATTCGTAAAAATGGAATGTATGCAAAAGATGAACTATTAGATAATCCAGATTTATTAATTGAAGTAGCAACTAGATTAAAGCTAGAAAAAGAAAAAGTAAAACAATTACAACAAAGAGTTATTGAAATGAAACCAAAAGAAGACTTCTATGACGCAGTAACACAATCAAATGAAACTTGTGATTTCGCACAAGCGGCTAAAATATTAAATTTTAAGGGTATTGGTAGAAATAAATTATTTGAAATATTAAGAGATAAAGAAATCCTAAGACCAAATAATCAACCATATCAAAAATATGTAGATAGTGGTTGGTTTAAAGTGGTAGAAGTATCATCTGTTGATAGATATGGAGATTTAAGACTATTCTATAAAACAGTAATTTATCAAAAAGGATTAGATAAAATATCTAAAATTTTGTTAGATTTAGGTTATGAAAATAAATAGTTGACAAATTAAAAATTGTATGCTATAATATAAATATCCATATGGGGGTTCATAAATCAATCGTGGGGTTGAGAGAACTATCTTTAAGGGTGGTAAGATTAAACCCTTGACAAAATAAAATTTATATGTTATAATAAGTTATAAGTTAAAAATTCTACAAAAAAAATAGTCAATAAAAAAAAATAGTTGACAAACAAAAAATAATATGCTATAATAATTATGTAAAGCAAAATTAAATTTCTTGGTTGAAAAATAATGCTTGACAAAAATTTAAAAGTATGTTATAATAAGATATAAAGAACGAAACAGCAAACTAATAAAATCTTTTAATTATGATGAAAGTGGGTAAAATCGTTCTTTGTAAATACAGAACATAACAGCAAATATGTATGAACAATTTAAAAAGAGAAGAGTGGATAAATGTTTATATGTTCTGGTATACGAAATATGTGGAACAATACAGCAAATATACCTTATTGGTTAAATATATTTGTATAAATAATAGTTGTGAACACATCTTTCCCTTTAGTAATGATAGAAAATAAATGCTCTATGTTCCACAACAAATTCCAATGAGTGTTTATGGAAGTTATTAAATAGAGATGTGGAAAAGTCACAAATGCCTATGGTAGATATAAAGGATATTAATTACTAACCACAAAGAATATGAGTTCATTAGACATAGTAATCGCCTCCTTTATAAATATAGATTTATTCTTTATATCTATCAATTGTTGGAGATTAGCTCAGTTGGTCAGAGCGTTCGGCTGTTAACCGAATTGTCGACAGTTCAAATCTGTCATCTCCAGCCATATGGCGTGGTAGAGTAATAGTAACTCATTAGGCTCATTCCCTAAGAATGTCGGTGCAAATCCGACCTACGCTTCCAATATATCTCACTGGTGGAATAGGTAGACACATCAGTCTTAGAAGCTGAGAGAGAAATCTGTATAGGTTCGAGTCCTATGTGAGATACCATTTATGGACATATGGTATAATGGTTATTACAACCGACTGTCTATCGGTTAATCGGGGTTCAATTCCCCGTATGTCCGCCAATCTACTGTTGACCGATTAGTTAGGTGACTGTCTGCAAAACAGTTTAAAATAGTGCAATTCTATTACAGTAGTCCATATCAGTGAGTAGTTCAGTAGGTAGAACGCTTGTTTTGGGAACAAGAAGTCAAAGGTTCAATTCCTTTCTCACTGACCATTAAATAAAAGTAATGTGTAGGTATGCAAATTGGTGAAGCAGGCAGACTGTAAATCTGTTCCCACGTGGTAAACTTGTAGGTTCAAATCCTACTCTACACACCAAATAGAGAGTTGGCTGAATTGGTTTAAAGCACCAGTCTTGAAAACTGGCATACGTAAAAGTATTTAGGGTTCGAGTCCCTAACTCTCTGCCATATGATAGGTTATGCTAATTGGTAAGCAAACAGTTTGCTAAACTGTCGTCCTTTGGGACTTACAAGTTCGAGTCTTGTACCTATCGCCATATTCAAGGGTCGCCAAGCGGTAAGGCAACGGACTTTGACTCCGTTATGCGAACGTTCGAGTCGTTCCCCTTGAACCAATAATTAATAATAATTTAACCAAAACTATAAATATGAATATATAATCCCATATAGTATTATTTCCCATTAAGGTTAAATTATTAATATATAAAAAATAAAAAAATAAAGGAGATGGTTTTTATGAAAGAAAGAAAAGAAGTAAATTTGGAAGACTTAGTAAGTATAATTGCAACAGCTTTAGTAGGAGAAATACTTAAATAAAATGGTATTGATGGAAAAGGAACTCTATCTTATGGAGAAAAGGAAGAAACAAAAGAAGCAGTTGAGAAAACAGAATCTACTACAATCTGGTATCTTGTTCTTGATGAAGATGGAGAATTTGATGGAGTAGTACACAAAACATCAAAGCCATTAGATATTAGAGAATTTATTGGTAGGTCATTAGAAGTATTTGATAATTACAAAGAAGCCAATGAAAAAAGAAAAGAATTAAATGAAATAACAAATTGGTAGGACAATTGAATAGGGGTATTACTTAATGTGATACCCTTTTTTCTACAACTAAGAAAGGAGTGAATAATATGATAGTGAAGAAAGTTAAGTATATTAAAACTTGGCAATTTGATATGTCGTTTGAAACATTATTAAAGGAACACGAAAAAAGTATAAATAACTTTATTATAAAACATCCAAATTATAATATTGTAAGAGATAAATATGAAAAATTATATGCAAACAATTGTATGGTGACATTGATAGAGTATGAGTATGTAGAAAAGGAGATGGTTTAATATGGAATTTTTATTTGGCATTAGAGTAGTAGCAGATGTTATTGTATCGGCATATTGGTTTGGTATGGGTGCATTGATGTTGAGTTCTGCGTTAATGGATACTTCAATAAAAGCACCAGTATTAATGATATGTTCACTTCCAATATGTATAGGAATATTTTATTTAGTGAAGATGATTATTAATGTTTCTATATATAAAAATAAAGTTAAACATAATATCTTTATGGGATTAATATCTTTGTCATTAATAATAGCATATATCCTATATATAGTATTAAATCCAGAACAAACAAATGCAAATAGAACATTGTTAATATTTATAATGTTCCAAATGTTCATTGGTGCAGTAGAAAAGGGAGATGATAAAAATGACATTTAATGATTTTGTTTTTGTTTATGGAATTATAATATCTATATTTATTTCTATTAATTGTGCATTTATAATAGATTATACAAGAAATTATTATAAGTTGACAATGAAAGAAATTATAAAATCATTTATTACAACTAAAGGAAATCCATATTTTAGTCCAGACCAAGCAAGATTAAATATGGCTATTTGGGGAGTAATGTTGTTATTCATAAATTGGATATTGATAATTATTGCATTTAATAAATAAGGAGATGATGATATATGAAAAAAATTAATTATTTAAAACACGACAAAGATTTACCAGACTTACATTTTAAAAATGGATATGGAAATTCAGTTGCAATAGATTTATATGTTGCAGAAGATACAACTATTAAAGTTGGAAATTTTGCATTAGTAAATCTTGGTGTATCAATTCAAATACCAAAAGGGTATAAAGCAGAATTAAGAACGAGAAGTTCAACATTCCTTAAATATGGATTGATACAAACTAATAGTTTAGGACTTATTGATACTACTTACTGTTCGGAAAAAGATATACTTAAACTTCCAGTATTTATGTTGATAACTCAAGAAGATATGGTAAAATATCAAAAAACAAATTCTTGGAAAGCAATTACAATTCCAAAAGGCACTTCAATATGTCAATTAGAAATATTGCCTTGTATGGAAGAAATGGAATTTAATGAACTACAATTAGAAGAATATAAAGAAATAAACCAAACAACACGTGGTGGTTTTGGTAGTACAGATAACAAGGAGTGATTGATATGATGTTCTTGACATTAATTGGATTATTGCTTATAATGTTTATAGTAATTTCTTTTGATGAAAGGGGGTAAATATGTTTTATGCTGGATTTCTTTTAGGTGGTACATTAACTATACTTGGTATATTATTTTTTATATATTTATATGATTAAAGGAGATGATAGTAATGCCAATTATATTTGCAATAGCGTTTTTTCTACTTATGATGGGGACTGTATATGGTGGAAGTGATGATGATTTTGATTATTAATAGGGGGTAAAATATGAGTGAAGTTTATGATATTTTTGGTGGAATATATGAAAGATTGGGTAAATTACAAATAGATTGGATAGGGTTAAATTATGTACAAAGATGTGTTGCTATAAAAAAATATCATAGACTTTATCAAGAGTATATGAATCTTGTATATGATATTATCCAATATGATGGATATGAAAAATATGAAGTTATGATATTTGAAGTAGATAGTAGATTAATAGCATTTGAGAAATCAATAAAAAGATTTCATAACACATTAAAGATATTATTAGAAGAAAAAGGAGTTGGTAGAAAATGACTTTAACAATTAGTATATTAGGGATATTACAAGTAATAGGTATAATATTATGTGGATTATTTGTATTTGCTGGAACATTATCTATTATCAAACATATAGTTGGATTTGTAAATGGTATATGTTATATAACCGATAGGGGATATGTAGGTAGAAAAGAGTTGATTGTTATATTGTTTTGGGATATAGTATTTTTATCACTATTTTTAGTTGCATTATTAAAATTACTTGGTATTAATTCAATATCAATAGGATTATAAGGAGATGATGATTATGGAATTTTATAAATTTCAACATATAATCCATTTAGATGATTTCTTGTATTGGATTGAAACAGAAAAAGATAATTTAATTAATCATAATATTACTAAAATAAATCTATACGGAACACCAAAATTACACGGAACAAATATAGGTGTTGCATTTTATAAGAATGGAGAGCATAGTATTCAATGTAGAAATAGATTAGTAACATTAGATAATGACCATTATAGCATATGTAAATGGTTAAATGAAGATAGAATAAACTATTTAAGAAATAACTTAAAACAATTTATTCCAAAAGATTATAATGTATTCATAGTTTATGGTGAATATGCTGGAAAAGGAATACAAAAAGGAGTTGCCATTTCTGAGATGGAAAGATTCTTTGCTCCATTTGTAATTAGAGTTATAGGAGATAATTATGATTATTACATTAAACCAAGAGATATTGACTTTAATTTATGGAATGATGAATTAAGAATATATAATTTATTTAATGCTCAATACTCAATACAAGTCGATTTACTTAATTTAGATATCCAAAAATTAATTGAAGAAATTAAATCCTATGTAGATGGTTGTGAATTAGAAGATAAGTTTGCACAATATTTCTGCGTAGATGGTATTGGAGAAGGGATTGTATGGGATTATCAAGTGAATAATAATACATATTTCTTTAAAACTAAAATAGATAGATTTAAGGAAAAGACAAGAAAAGTTAAAAGAGATAGAAGTATTGAAGAAATTAAAGAAGATGAATTGATATTAAATTATTTATTTGATGAAAATAGATTACATCAAGGAATAGATTATTTAGATGAGATGAACTTAGATGTAAATATATATAATATAGGTACTTTTATTAAGTGGGTTATAGAAGATACTTTAAGAGAAGAAGAAAGATTTATTATTGGTAATAATATTAATCCTAAAAGAGTATCAAAAGTATTGAGTAAAGAAATAGTAAAATGGTATAAAGATAAGATATACACAATTAGAACTGTTAGGGGGTAATATGATAGAAAGAAGACCAATAAAAGTATGGAGATGGATTAAAGAACCTACTATTTGTTTTCCTTGTGGTTCTATTCCTATGCAGAATGATGATGGTATTGGATATTATGAAGAAATATATTTGAATGAAATTGAATGGAAAGAATATTGCGATGGATTATTAAAAGAGTATAAATCATTAAATTATAAAGATAAATATTTTTTTAGAAAGAATAATCCAATTATAGAAGAATTATTAGGAGTTGATGATGATGAGTAGACCAAAATATGTGTCAAAAGAACATAGATATCATACAGAAAAGGATATTAATTTATTTGATGAATATCTAAATAATATGGCAGATAATGGATATAGATTAATTGAATTTAGTATATATAATAAATATGGAGAATACAAAGTATTTTCATTAATGGAATTAAAGGAGCGTGATTAATATGAATAGAAATAGTTTTCATAATGTAGTACATAAAATAGCAAAACACTTTGGTAGTAAGCCAAAGTTTTTGTTTTATGATATTAAAAAGAATAAATATGAATTTATTGATGTAACAAGGAAATATTGTCACCCACAATTAATATTTATTAATGGAATACCATTGACAAAGATTGTTGGGTTATTAAGATTTGGATTTCATAATACTGGTTGGGGTGATGGATTAATCTGGTGTAAGGATAAGGTACAGAAAACAGTATTATTATTCTTATTAAATAGAGATGGAGAATATGTTAAAGATTGGGAAGTTAAAGGAAATAGATTAAAAGATTTAGAACAATTCAAAGAAGAAGCTGTTGCTTTATCAAAAGAAAGATTTGGTGATATTAATGAACAATAACATCAAACATATAGTTAGTTTTAGTGGTGGTAAAGATAGTACAGCAATGCTCTTAAAAATGATAGAAAATAATATGCCAATAGATGATATAATATTTTTAGATACAACTGTTGAATTTCCAGAGATGTATGAACATATTAATAAAGTAGAAAAGTATATAGGAAGAACTATAACTAAACTAAAAGCAGAAAAAGATTTTGAATATATGTTATTACATTATGAAAAGAAAAGGGGTAAAAATAAAGGACAGAAAGGATATTCTTTTCCAGATTTTAGAAATAGATGGTGTACTAGATATTTTAAAAAAGATGTGATTAAAAGATATTTGAAAGAAAAATATAATGATTGTGATATAATAGAATATCACGGAATTGCAGTTGATGAAACTAAAAGATTAGATAAAAACAAAGAGAAGAATATTAAATATCCACTTGTAGATTGGAATATGACAGAAAATGATTGTTTAGAATATTGCTATTCTAAAGGATTTAATTGGGGTGGTCTATATAAAAAATTTGCTAGATTATCTTGTTGGTGTTGTCCATTACAAAGAATTGGAGAATTAAAAATTTTATATAATAATTATCCAGATTTATGGAATAGATTACAATATTGGCAAGATAATACATATAGAAGATTTAGAGCAGATTATACAGTTGACGGATTAACATATAAATTTAAAGGGTGAAATAGAAGAATGACAATATTCGTATTAGATTGTTGGGTAACAAATATCTACTTAAAATTGGTAGATATATTACATAAATATAAAAAATTTAGGGGTGAAAAATTTGATAACAAAGATAATTAAGAGAGATGGAAGTTTGCAAGATTTTGATTTTAAAAAAATAGTTGATGTAGTGGATAAGGTACATAAAGAATTTCCTATGGATATAACCTTTTTAAATAAGAAACATAATGTTGTAGATTACATTAAAAGTAAATTAAGTGATAAGATTAAAACAGTTGAACAGATACAAGATTTGGTATTTGAAGCATTTTGTATAAATGGATTGATATATCCAGCTAAGGCTTTCCAAGAATACAGAACTAGAAGAATGGTATTAAGGGAACAAGAATTAGAAAAAACCTATGCAGATATGGATAGAATACTTAAAAGTGGTAGTGATGAAAACTCAAATAAAAACTCAACATTATTAAATGTTAAAAGAGATTTATTGGCTGGTGAATTTTATAGAAATAAATTATTACAAATATTACCAAAGAATGTAGCAGAAGCACATAGTAAAAAAGTCATCCATTATCACGACTCAGACTTTGATTCACGTTCTACAAATTGCAGTATTATTAATGTTAAAGATATGTTAGAGAATGGCACTAAAATATCTAATGCTTATATAGGTACTCCAAATTCAGTTGAAGTTGCAGCTAATATTATTATGCAAATTATTTTTAGTGTATCTAATTCACAATTTGGTGGCGTAAGTGTCAGTGATTTCAATGAATTGCTTGGTGAATATGCAAAGAAAAATTTTAGGAAAAATTTTATTGACGCAATAGAATTTTATAATATATTAGAAAAAGATTATAAAACAACAGAAGAAGCTGTTGCAGAATTTGAAAAAGTATGTGGGAAAATCAGTAGTGATAATGAAAAACTAGAAAAAGGAAATCCAGATATATTTGCTTATGTAAAAAAGAAAACAGATAAAGATATTTATGACGCTTGTCAATTATTTGAATATCAAACGAATAGTCTACAAAATGCTTCGCAGACTCCATTTTCGACTATAACAATGACAATTCCAACATCTTGGGAAAGTGAAAGAGTATTTTACAATTATTTACAAGTTAGACAAAAAGGATTAACTAACAATAAAGATAAAAAGACAATAGCGATATTTCCAAAAATATCTATGTTTGTTGTTGATGGACAAAATTTAAAAGAAGGAGATAAATATTATTGGATGTTAAAAGAAGCATCTAAATGTATAGCAAACACATATTATCCAGACTTATTAATGATTTCAAAAGAAAATTTTAACAATGGAAAAATGTATGCTCGTATGGGTTAATAGAATAGCTCAACGATGGTGAACTTATATCAAAAAGGTGTCTATTATATATAATAGGCTAACGGTCTACCCCATAGTAATATGCTTAAATATAGCGATATATTTGGGTGGTAAGTAAGGCTAAGTCCTATATTATTAGGATATGCTAATACCGTGCTAAGCGTTTAAAAAACGAAAGTGTAACGACTAATGGATGTATGTAGAGAAGTCCAAGTACAATGGAGATTGATATCATTGGAAGTGCCATCGCCACTCACGAAGTGGAAGAGATAGTCTGGCTCTCAATAATATAATATATTATGAATAGGAAACTATTTAGAGAGTTGTGTAGAAGTAGAGTAAATCACGATTATAAAGAAAATGGTGTTTATAAAAAATATGGAAGATTTAATTATGGTGTTGTTACATTAAACTTAGTCCATTTATGTTTAGAAACATTAAAAGAAAAAGGAAATATTGATATGTTCATTGATAAAATTAATAAGTATAGCAATACAATAATGAGAGATACGTTTCAATTTAAGTACGATAATGTAAAAACATTGAAAGCAAAAGAAGCACCAATATTATTTGTTGATGGTGCAATATCTAGGTTAAATCCAGATGACACAATAGAACAATTATTAAGAAGTGATAATTGTAGTTTATCGTTTGGATATTTAGGAATAGATGATTGTGTGAGATTATTAACAGATAACAAAGAAAATATATCAACAGATAAAGGATATGAATTAGGAATGAAGATTATGAATTGTTTAGTTGAGAATGTTGATAAATTAAAAAAGGAAATGAATTTACCAATTAGCCTATATTCAACACCTAGTGAAGCTAGTATAGGTACATTCTTTGAAAAAGATAAAGAACAATTTGCAGATGTTATGCCAGAATGGTTATTAAAGAGAGAATATTATACAAATAGTTTTCATTTTTCAAGTGAATTATCAATAGACCCATTTGATAAAATAAAAATCGAAAGTAGATTTACTCAATTAGCAAATGGTGGAAATATTAGTTATGTTGAAAATGGTGGGAAAGTATATAACACAAAAGCAATAATTGAATTGATACAACACGCTTATAAATGTGGAACTCAATATTTTGCTATTAATACTATAAGCGACGTATGTTTCAAATGTGGATATACTGGAGAAATGAATTATGATGTTGACAAACATCAATATCGTTGTCCTAATTGTGGAAATACAGATGGAACTACAATGAAAGTTCAAAGAAGAAGTTGTGGGTATATTTCTAACTACAATGTAACAAAAGCAGTTAAAGGAAGAATGAAAGAAATTACAAATAGATTTGTTCATACAAATTTAATAAAAGGGGATAAATAAATTGAAAGAAATAATATTGGATAAAGAAAAATTTACCAAGTATTATTTAGAAGGTGCAACCATTAATGATTTATGTATGTTATTTGGTTGCACCAAATACATAGTTAATAAACATATTAAAAAATTTAATCTTAAAACAAAAAGAATATATGATAATGTATCTTGGTTAATATATCCAAATTCTGCTGAAGAAGCATACTTGTTGGGTTATTTAATCCATAAAATAAAACCATTATATAAGAATAATATGTTTGGTTATAGGATTGTTTGGAAAGAATATGAAGAAGATATGATGTCTTCAATATTTAATTTATATGGTATAATGTCAAATACTTATTATGATAAATCAAGAGATGAATACTATAAAATATTATATGATACTAAGTTCTTTAGACAATTACAATTAGCTGGATTTAGGTTTGGTTTTGGTTTTATTTATAATCCAATTAAAAGTAGTTATTTTACTTTAGATTTTATTAGGGGATATATTGATGGTGGGTTTGGTGTTATAAGTGCCGACTCACAAATACCATATATACAAGTTAAAGGTGGATATAATTTTTTAAGATATTTATTAGGTATTACTAGAATAAGAAAGGTAAAAACTTTTAAAAGAGATAAAAGAGATTACATTCAATATGTAAGATTTACTGGAGAAAAATTATGTCAATTTTTTGATAAGGTTTATTATACTGGTTGTCTTTCAACACCAGATAATTTATCTAAAGTAAAAAAAATATATAGAAAATTAAAGTATAAAAAGAGATGATATTATGAGAATTGCTAGTATAAGTGATAATGATAGTGTTAATTCTATAACTGGATTTACATTATCTATATTTACACAATCTTGTCCACATCATTGTAAAGGTTGTTTTTCACAACAAACTTGGAGTGATAGTGGTGGGAAAGAATATAAGATTGATGAGATTAAAGAATTAATAAATAATTCCAAATGTCATAATATATCTTTTTTAGGTGGTGACCCACTTGCTCCACTTAATAGAATAGAAATTATAGAATTAATAAAGTGGAGTAAGCAAAATACAAATAAATTTATTTATGTTTGGACTGGATATTTAAAAGAAGAAGTTGAGCAATGGATAAATTTAGAATTAATAGATATATTGATTGATGGAAAGTTTGAATTAGATAAAAGAAATCTGAATTTATTATTAAGGGGAAGTAGTAATCAAAGATTATTTTATAAAGGAAAACAAGTAAGAGAAGAAGAATTATTAGAAATAGTTGACAAGATTTAGTTTGTATGATATAATTGTTTTAACAAATAAAAAAGGAGTTGATAATTATGAAGATTGCAAAATGCAAAATATTTGAGTATGATTCACGAATAAGATTAGAAGATAAGATTAATAATTTCATTAAAACAAAAACTGTAATTAGTATTAGCTTAGGTGTTCAAAAACACGGATATAGAGATTATTATACAGCTATTGTATTATATGAAGTGGAGATGGTATAATGAATACAAAAGAAACACAAATGGAGAATTTTATTACTGTTTATGGTAAAGAAGATTGTTCAAAATGTAAAGCATTAATAGAGAAATTGAAAGAATTAAATAAACCATTTGCTTATAATGATGATATAAGTATATTAAGAAGAATTGGAAGTCAAACTAGAATAATGTCTGCTCCAATAATTAATGATAATGGTAAATGGTATTCGTATGAAAAGTATTTGGAAATACTAGAAAAATAAAATAGTTGACAAATAAAAATTAATATGTTATAATGATTAATATAAAGAACAAGACAGCAAATATATCCAAACTAATTTTGAAAATGTGTGGGAGTTTGTTATTTGAATATGAAATAAAGATATAGAACATAACAGCAATTATAAAAAACTTTGACTTGAAATTAAAGATAATATGTTCTATTTCTTGTTAAACTTTAAAGGAGAGTGATAACTATGAGTTTTAAACAAGGATTTATAAGTGAAGGAAATAAAACTTTTACTACAAATGGAGCAGAAGTTTATAAGAGTACAATGGATAACATTGTCGATTTATTTGGAACAATAGGTGATATAATTGGATTTGATGAAGATAAGATAATACCAACATTTATTAATGCTTTAAATGAAGATAAAGAATTGGCTATTAAAACTTTATTCTATTCAAGAGATTGTCGTGGTGGAATGGGAAGTAGAATTGCGTTCTTAACTATTGCAAAGTATTTAATAGAAAATAATCAAGGGGATTATATCTATAATAACTTAGGATTTATATGTGAATTTGGTAGATTTAAAGATTTAGTTGAATTGAATCTTAGTCTAAGTGAAACACTAGCAGAACCAATTACTAAGTTTATGGTTGAATATTTATTTGATGAAAAAATAAAATTTGATTCTCACGTAATTAAAGAATTATCTTTAGCTTGGAAATGGCTACCTACAATAAATAGTAGAAGTAATCATACTAGAAAAAAAGCTAAAAAGTTATTGAGTAGATTTAATAAAGTTCATAATTACTTTAAAATGTATAGTTATCAAAAAGAAGTATCTAAATATAGAAAACTATTAAAGATAGTTGAAAGAGATATATGTGCTAATACATTTGAAAATATTAATTATCCATCTGTTCCAAGTAAATGTATGAATATGAATTATGGTCTATTTTATAAAAAAGATGAAGATAGATTTACTAAATATTTGGAAGAATTAAAGCAAGGTAAAACAAAAATTAATTCATCTGTATTGTTTCCAGCTGATATAGTTCATAAATATTTGGGACACTTAAATGATTATTATAGTGGTACTCAAGATGTTTTGGAAGAACAATGGAAAGCATTGCCTAATTATTTTACAAAACCAATGAATATTATTCCATTAGCAGATACAAGTGGAAGTATGTATGGTAAACCAATGGAAGTGTCTATTGCATTAAGTATATATTTAGCAGAAAGAAATCCTAGTGAAGCATTTAAAGATTTAATACTAGAGTTTGGACACGACGCTCACTTATATGATATATCTAAAAGACCAAGATTAATAGATAAAATTAATGGCTTTAATAACGATTGTGGTAATACAAATCTTGAGAAAGCTTTTAATAGAATATTAAAGATTGGATTAGATAACAAATTAAAGCAAGAAGATATGCCATCTCACTTAGTTATTATATCTGATATGCAATTTGATAGTGCTACTACATCAAATGACAATTATGGATTAATAAATAATATAAGAGATAAGTTTAAACAAAACGGATATGAATTACCACAAATAATTTATTGGAATGTAAATAATAACAATAACTTTCCAGAGTTATCAAAGGATGGAATTTGTTATGTTAGTGGTTATAGTCCTGCAATAATGACGGCAGTGTTAAATGCAGAAATGCTAACACCAATTGAAGTTGTTAAACAAGCAGTATTAGTTGATAGATATAAACATATCTGGTATAAAGGAGAATAGATATTATGAAGACTTATAATGTTGTAGATTTATTTTGTGGTTGTGGTGGTGGAGCAATTGGGATTGAGAGATTGGGTAGAACCGATACTCTCTTTGCCATAGATTTTTGGAAGCCAGCTATTGATAGCTATAATTACAATTTAGGTAATAAAGCAATTCAAATGGATATACACGATTTAGATGAAGAAAAAATAAAACAGTTGACAGATGGAAAAGAATGTGATATAGTAATAGGTAGTCCACCTTGTCAAGGATTTAGTATGATTACTAGGCATAGATATGAAGATGATGAGAATTCTGTAAATGAAGATATGGAAGAAAAGAACCATTTGTTTCTTGAGTTTATTAGAGTTGTAAATATATTAAAGCCTAAAGTAGTAATTATGGAAAATGTTAAAGGAATTTTAAGTATGAGAACTAAATTTGGAGAATTGATACTTCATAATATAATTATGGGATTTGAAGATATTGGATATAAAATTAAATATAAAATAATTAAATGTGAAGAATTTGGATTACCACAAGTTAGACATAGAGCAATTATATTAGCTACAAATGATGAAGATATTTATAATAAATTAGAATTTCCAATTGATAAAGGAGATAGGACAAGTATTGGAAAAGCAATTATAGATATTCCAGAATTTGGAAATGATTATAGATATGATTTAGATAAATGTTTTCTTTATATCAAAAGTCTAAGAAATGAGAACGATATTTTAACGGATAACATAACAAATAATACAACAGAAATTGTTAAACAAAGAATAGCTATGATTAAAGCTGGAAGTAATATGAATGATGTCCCAGATGATAATCCTTTAAAAACGAAATCTAAATTTAGTCATAGTTATAAGAGAGAACATATTTATAATCCAAGTTGTACAATTGGACATATAGTTAAAGCAACATTAATTCATCCGATATATAATAGAATATACACTATTAGAGAAGCTTTAAGATTACAGAACTTTCCAGATAGATATATATTACAAGGTACTGTACAAGAAAAATATCAAATGGTTGCTAATGCAATTCCACCACTATTGACAGAAAATGTTGCTCGTGGTATAATAAACATATTAGATGATGTTGAGAAAGGAGAATGATTAATATGGTTAAAGAAGATGTTTTAAAAATTGAATACAGAAAAGTATTTGATAAATATGCTGTTAGAATAGCATATCAAAATTATGATGTATTGGTAAGGGAGAATTTTAATGATTGTGGTATAAAAAGTATCTCTCAGATAGAATATAGAGATAATGTATTCTATGTTCGTGGAAGTAATATTAAAAAAGATGATAATGTAATTATAGTTGATTATAACCAGTTACAAGATATCATTGAAAAAGTAAATAAAGTTAATAGAAAGTATGGTACAATTGATAGATGGAGAGCTGGTGATGGTGAACATTATTATACTATACTATCTAATGGAGAAATAATGCCAATAACAGAAAAGGGGAGCGTAGAAGACAATGCTAGGTATGAACTTGGAAATTATTTTAAATCAATAAAAGAAGCTAAAAAAATTATGGATAGTATTCAATGGAAAACATTATGGAATGATGTAAAAGAAGATAAGTTAAAATTTGGAGTGTGATAAAATGGATTTAAAAAATGTATATGATATGCAGAATTATGATAATATCATATCTCATTGTTCTGTTTATGGATTAAACAATGCTTTAAGAGTTAGTGGTTTCCCAATGAGATTAAATCATAATGATAATGAAGATTCAATTAAAGCTATTAATAGGGGTAAAAGATTAGGTAATGAAGATAGTGTATCAGCAGAAGATAATTATTTATGTGGTATAGTAGTTCAATTTGATTTATCTATTCCAAATAAAATGTGGACAGAATTTCAAAGATATCATTTTGCAGATATAATATCATCGCAAAGCACAATGCACCGTATATCTCAAATGGATGAAAATAGTTTTGACAAGAATACCCCACAAGAGATTATAGATACATTCATATCTCTTAGAGATAATTATTTAAAAAATCAAACAAAAGAAAATTACTTGCAATTATTAATGGCTATTCCAAGTGGATTAATATTGACAGCTGGAGTTACCACAAATTATAGACAATTAAAAACTATGTATATACAAAGATATAATCATAGATTGCCACAATGGAGAAAATTTTGTGAATGGATTTTAACACTACCTTATTTTAAGGAATTAACTGGAATTAAAAAGGAGATGGTTGAAGATGGTAGATAAAGAACAAATTGTATTTCAAAGTAATATGGTTGTTGATGATGAGATTAATATAGGTAGAGTATTATTGGAAACACAATCTACAAGTAAAAGAGATTTTAGAGAATTAAAAAAAGAAATATCTCTTAATTTTAGTAAAGATAGACTTAAAAGAGCAATGGCTAGTGCCAAAATAATGTCTTTAGGTGGAACAAGAGATACTATTGAAAATCTTAAACTAAGTGAGTTATCTTTATTGACAAATAAAAAAATTGATGAGAATGATGAACTTATTAATTTAAGAACACAATTCCTAGAACAAAGAATAACAATAGAAGAATTTAAAGAAAAATATAAACTTATCTTAGGTAAGATTCCAAAATCTGAGTATGAAAAATTCTTAGGACATTTAAAATCTATGGAAGATAAAGTTGTTGATATTGAATTTCCAGAAGAAGAAAAGGAAGAAATAAGAACTAAAATAAATATGATATTAGGGTGTATAGAGTAATGGATAATATGAGAAATAATTATAGGGAGTATAAACTAAAGAAGTATGGTTTACCAGATGAATATATAGATGTATATATGTATCTTATTACTAGAGATAAATCTTATCTCCCTACTGATTATTTGCTTCAATATACAGATAGAGCAAATTTAGTTAGTCAAGGGAAATTAAATAAAGCAAAAGAAGAATTACTATTATTGTTTGGTAGAATACTTATATTTGGTAAATTAGGGGTTGATGTATGAAAAGGAAAAATGTTAATGTACTTGTAATAGACCAAGCTACTATAAATACAAGTTATGTAATACTTAATATTAGGGATGGAAATCCATTTTGGGTAGAGTGTTCAAAAATACTCTTGACAAATCCAGATTATAGTGATAGAATATTAGAGTTATATGACAAGATAGACGCATTAATAGTACAACATAGTATTGAAGTTTTAGTATTAGAACAAGTACCACCGATAATAAAGAACTTCCATACAACAAGCGTATTATTAAAATTGTTTGGAATATTAGAATTACTTGCTAAACAACACGGAATAGAGTTAGTTATGTTAAATGTAATTCATTGGAAGAATGTTGCTGGTATAACGGCAAAAGGTAGAGCATTACAAAAAACCGAATCAATTAAAATAGCTATGAAAAGATGGAAAGCTTATCAACAAATCATTCAAGAGAGTGATGATGTAGCAGACGCATTGAATATGTCTTATGCTTTTTTGATAGACGAAGGTTATATTAAAAATAATAAATAGGAGAAGTGATAGTATGCAAAGAAAAGTTTATGACCAATTTACTATGGTGGGTATTTTAGATTATAAGGAGAAGCCAGAACTGAAAGAAATTATTTCTAAGACTTCTAATTGGAAAGGTTATTCATTACAGTTAAGAGTTAATGTCAATGGCAGTACACAATTTTTAGATTTAATGGGTGGAGATATGTATGAAGATAATGGATTAACAGTATTATCTCCTATAAGATTTAAGAATGACGAAGGAGTTGAAATATCTTTAACTCATAAACAATTACAAGATGAAGAAATGTTAAAGACTGTTCCAGCTTTCAAGAAACAAAGATTTCACGATAAAGAATTTGTGTTTGGTGGAGAATGGATTAATGAAATCTATGACAATTTAGAAACATTAAAAGGCAGAAAAGTATATGTTACTGGAACATTACAATTCCAATATAATAGAGAAAAAGATGTATTATATAAAAAATTCGTTGTAAGAAATTTATCTTTAGCAACAAATCAAGAAGATGAAGAATATTGCAAAGGACAATTACAAATTTTCTTTACAAATGGAGCAATTGATAAAGACGCTATTACAAAAGGAAAAGACTTTGACCCAAAAATAATAGCAGAATTAGGA